GGGCGATGTGATCTTCTAGATCAGCACCTTCAATGTTGTCTTCTAGAGACTCTGTTGAAAGCTCCCAATCCAAGCGAAGTTTCTTTGTTGTCAAAGAGATCTTTGAGAAAGTAACAGCACTATTTGATGCTGTGTCGTCTCCTTCAGTTGCAAGCTTCATAAGCTTCTCTCCAACTGACATACGATCAATTTCTGTAGTATCTGCTCTCATGCGGACTGTACGGGCGACTTTACCAATTACGGTTGCGTCGAACATATAGTCTAAAAAGCGAGCTGATTGTTCTGCGTTTAATAGACCACCGTTTCCGTTTTCGGATGCACGGTGCACTCCTGTTCCACCTGTAGTGGATGCAAAAGTACCTGTAGCAGTTGTACCTGCTGCAATTGTCTTTTCTAATAATTCATTGCTCATTGTTTGTTTCACCTACCCTTTTTAGTTAAATAATTCGTTCACGGAACCGAGGAAAGAACCGTTCCATTTAGATTTTTTGATTGTTACTTCCTGTGACCCGCCAAGGTCAGAGGACTTCTTAATTGCAGTTTCTGATTCTACTGCATCGACACGCTTTTCTACGCCATCAATTGTGCCCTTGATATCTTCAACAGCCTTACTTAATACGGCATGTTGTTCTGCCAATTCTGAAATTCTGCTATCGACGCTCTTGCTGAAAGTTTCTACTGTTTCTTTAATAGTTGAAACCTGTGCTGCATTTGCCTCAGAAGCTTTATTTAGAGTCTCTGAGAAAAAGCCCTTTAAATCACCAAGCATCTTTGCAAAATCAGGTTCATCAACCTCAACTTCTGATACGTCGGCTGCTTTTTCTAGAGTTTCGGCAGAAGCGTCTGCAACTGCATCTTCTGCAGCTACTTCAACAGCTGGTGCTTCCTCAGCAACAACTGGTGTTTCTACTGGAGCAGTTTCTTCAACTACTACTGTTTCTGTGTTTTCTGACACTTCACTACCTCCTTCTACGTTTGCCTGTTTTGCAATTGTTTGTCTTTCAGGCAACGGTAATCTTGACTTCAAAAATGAATCAAGAATCTTATCTATCTCCTTTGATTTATTAACATCATTAGACTCTACCCACCCAATTAGTGCTGCTGGCTTACCAGTAACAGGGGAATCATAAGATGCATCTTGTGAGATGAATACTGACTTGCTTTCTTCGCAATAAAAAATATTTTCTGTAGAAACTTCTGCCGCAATACCTTTAAAAATTAAGGAACCGTTTGATTTCTGAATTGATAAAATATTGCATAATTCATTTGCTGGTGAATCTACAATTGAAAGCTCAAGCAGGTCGTAGCCTTTAATAAATCTTACAGTCTTACCTGTTGACTTATTTACTTCATTGTCTGACTCTGTAATCTTTCCGCCAATTGAAAACCCTTGTAGAGTTCCGTCTAAAACTTTTTCCCATGTATCTTGTGCGCCTTTAGAAACGTATGCATCTACATATACTCCGCTATAGAATTCTTTTGTTTCTGGATCATAAAATGTTTCTGGTCTAAATGAAAGCATTTTCCCTACAGCATTTGATCCATGCATTTCACGGATATTGCCACGGAAATTTTCAAAAGCTTTCAGGCTTGCTTCTGCAGTTACTAGATCATTTGTTTGATCTATATTGTCTAAGGTTGCGAATCCAGAAACAGTTCTTTTTTCACGGTTGACTTTAGTAAATGGGACAGATAAGCTGATGTTATCGCCATGAGAAGACCATAAAGATTTTTCAATATTCATATGCTTAATTTTATCTTTTAAAATGTAAAAAGGCAAATAACTAGTTGCCTAATAATTAAGCTGTGACCCTACCCTCACCTTTTGGGTTTCTGGCCTCCCCTGAAATATCAGGTGAGTTAGAATCTCTTTCTTGGGTTCTGGTTCTACTATTCATTGCCTGGGCTGTTTGTTCTGCTGCCTGCTGAGGTTTTAATTGAATTACTTCATCTCCACCGTCAATTGGAACCATTCCCTTTCTAATTCTTACCTCATTTGGGGTAATAACCTGCATTCGTAAATATCTCTCATCAATTTTAGACTGAGTGTCTTCGTCTGTAAGGGTTAGTTCATTAAAGTGTAAAATTAATACATCTGTTTTTTCAGCAATTATTCTATTTAATTTCTTTTCTAGAATATCCTGTGCTGGACGACAGACCTGCTCTTTAAACATTTTATCGGCATCTCTTGCTGAGGCAAGGCTGACTCCCTCTGGGACTCCAATTTTATTAATTGGAACACGATGAGACAAAAGAATTTCATCACGGTTAGCTTTTCTATAATTGTTAAATGATGAATCCTGAATATTAGCCTCTACTGGCTCCATCTTAAATTCTACCTTTGAGTCAGATGAATCTGCTGGAAGTGGAACATAAAGGGATCTATGATTCTTCCCTTTAAGACCTACCTGGAAAAATTCAAGAAGCTTTCTTTCTGACTCTGTTGAAAGCTTTGCTCCTTTTACTGTAATAATATAACGTGGTACCGCCTTGTTTTCAAAGTAGTCTAGGTTATATTTACCAGCAAATTCGTTACCAGCCATTGCATTTTGTGATGCAACAATATCTGGAATACCGTAGTAATTATTCATTGGAGTATATTTCTTTAAATGAATAATTTCGTTTGGTCTATCTTCTTGACCAGCAATTGGATTCTCTGTTTCCATATCGCCGAAGTTTCTAAAGAATACAGCCTTTCCATAAAGTAGTTGTATAAATCCGTCACGAAGTCTACGAACACGCATAGTCTTTGCTGGAATATGTCCAATATATCCTATGTTTCCGCTAGTTGTTCTACCTATTTCAATAAAGCCATTTCCTGTTGCTTCTAGGTCTGTATAAACTTTTACTAGGGTTTCAACAAATGTCTCTTCTTCGTTTACGTCTTCTAGCCAAATTTCTAGCTGCTGTCTAATTCTATCCATCTTTCGTCTAGCACGATTTAATTGTGTAGAATCTTCAATGTTGTCTAGTGCTTCCATTGCTTTTTTGCTTTCTACAAATGAGTATCCTAGTCCAACAATATTTGCTACCTTAGCATTAATTGCTGCATAGTTGTATGGAGAAATTTCATATATCTTTGAAAGATACTCTAGGTTATATACTGGTTGAACAAGGTCAAACATTGCATAGCCAGTTACTGCTTGCTGTAATAAGTTTTGCTGTGTTCCAGTTCCGTCAATTCCAGTAAAGCTTTTCTGTAGATCTCTAGACATCTTTCTACGAAATGCTGGACTAAGTCCAATTACCTTTTTTAAATCTTCGCCTTCTATTTTAAATGGATCAGTTTCAATTACTACTGGTTGGCTAAAGCTAAATAAGTCGGATGAGTTTGATATTGATACCTCATTGCTAAATGTATCGCTGTCTTCTACATATTCCATTATTTTGCTCCTCCGTTTTTCAAGGCTTTCATTTCGTCTTTATAGTTTCCAACATCCATAGGATCTGGAACTAGCCCCCACTTTAATCTTTGTTGTTGATATTGGTGTTCTTCGTCGTCGATCTTCCTGCGTCCAGAAAGAAATAAAGGCCTGCCTTCAAGAATACCGAATGACCTAACTTCATCAGCCAGTGCATTAACTCTTGACTTGTTTCCTTTTGTTGATGTGATTGAGAGGAAGTTTCCTTCGTCATCGCCTATCCACCTTCCGTCAGGCATTTCCCAAACATATATGCCTAATCTAGTTTCTTCTTCTAATACCTGAGTATTGATCTTATTAATATCCATAGATCACAATTTTACCATTCTTTTGGGTCAAAGTCCAGATTTTGTCAGCCGTTATGACAAAATTATATATTTTGTACTACTGTCCAGTCGTAATTATAGTAGTTAAAAGAGTTTTCTGTCATGCTCATTAACGAATTAGATAAGGATACGGTTGCATTTCCTAGGTATAGATTAAAATGTTCTACTACCTGATTAAGCGTTAGGGCATAATCATATATGGCTATATTCTGGTAAAGTGCCGAAATTGCGCCAGCGGTAGAGTAGTTTATATCAATCTGCCCAGATATGGCATTAGTAAATGTGATTACCACATAATAAAGCTGGTCCTTGGCAAATATATTGTGGATATCTGTCTCTGTGCTTTTATCTATTCCATTGACGTATATCTTATCTATATTGGTTTTGGATATTACTGAAGATGACCAAGAGAAATTGGATGCTGAATAACCAGATCCAGAAATTGATTTTACTAGCCCGCCGTCATTTATTGTAGATGGAGTATAGAAGAACTCTAATGATTTAGTTAGAGTATTAGTATTTATTGAAAAGGCTGATCCTGTTTCTAGGGCTATTCCATTTCTCGCATCTCGTGATAATATCTCATATCTATTGTTGCTTAGCCCCATATCTCCTTGAAGAGGTGATATATAAGATGCTGAGTTATTTGCATAGAATACTTGATCTTTATAAAAGCTCATTGATAGGCTATATAGTTTAGGAAGATATAGACTATTATCTGAAGTTGTCATTGTAATTCTTATATGTAGATCTCTAGAGGTATCAAATGAGGCTAGGGAGTATTGTGGTATTGCTTGACCATTTATACAAGACTCATAGGTTATTCCGTCCACACTTGTCTCAACTTCAATACCGTTGTTTCCGTCCCATTCTATCCTAGAGTCATCCATTTCTGCCCCGCTTGGAATAGTTATAAAGTCATTAAGGATAACTGTTTTTGCAACACCAGATCCTGAAGCAATTCTTATTGCATTATTTATGTTGTCGTAATATAAATCGTCTGTTAAAAAGTCTTCCCACTGCCTATTAGCTGGATAAGAATATGAGTATTTTGTCGATAAAGCGTTGTCGTATAAATTAAACAACTCTCCGCCATCTGGATAAACTACTTGATTTGAATCAATAGTTTTGCCGCTATCGTAATGATTTTTAATTGATTGAGAACTTAAGGAATATCTATAAATTGCAACTGCATTTATTAGCATATAGTCATTGGAGTTATTAACTGGTCCAGAAGAAAGATTTAGGTTATTATTATTAAATGAAAAATTTCCTAAATCTTTTTGTACTTCCATTTTGCCATCAATATAAAGATATGCGTTTCCAGAGCTATAGGTTGCGGCTATATGCAAAGCTTTATTTGTGTATGGGATCGTCCATGTAATTTCTTGAGAGTTTAATTTAAATACAATATTTCCATTGCTATAGAATAACCCCACATCTGATAATGAGTCTCCAATTAACGGTATATCTAAAGTAGATGATGTGTCGACATAGGCCCAGCATTCTAAAGTAAAGTCATTATCGGAAGCATTTAATGTTCCAAAACCTACAGATGCTTGTGGTTGTGAGTGATCATTTAATGTTGGATAAAATATAGATGAGTTACCTTTAATTTTTCTTGACTCAGATAGTCCTGATACTAATGGTATCTTATCTTCATATACAATTCCTATATACACACCAGTGTTATTTGATCCAGAAATATCTGGTGTTGTAGATCCAATAGATTCTGCATATGTTTCAAATCCATTTAAAAATTCTGTATACGTGCCGTAGTCATCTAATAAATCTTGATATGTTAGTACTCCACTACTAGAAACCGATTCTAATGGCCAAAAGGCTAGCGGTGAATTAGAAATAACACTTAGTTTAT